TGCGTCGAGTTGGATGGCCGGCCAAGTGCGGACGAGGCATGGGCGACCGCCCTGGAAAGTTGCGACGAGGGCGCTACGGTGGTCTGGACCGAAGAAACCGCAATGGCTCTGCGCGCCTGCACGTCGATTCTGCATGCCCGCGACAAGATCGGCGCGCGCGTCACCTTCATCAAGTCCTACAACGCCCAGGTGCTGGCTGCGCGCAGCCACTACGAGCCGCCGAAATGGATCGTCTCGCTCGGCGCCGACAAGGATCGGCAACAGCTTGCACTGAAAGACGCAGTGCGCAAGAACCGAATTGCGCCGGATTACCTGCTGCCTGCGCCGGAACCAAAGCCGTTGCTCCTGGAGGGCGCTGCGAAGTTGACGCCGGAGCAGGAAAAGGCGCGCGACCTGGCAAACCTGGCTCACCTGAAAGAAATCATGTCGAGCCTGGAGTCGGCGCACGACAAGATGACCCGCCTGCGTCGACAGAGGCACGCGCAACAGCGGGAAGCAGACAGGAATGCCAAAGACGCATCAGCGCGGAAAGTTGTTGAATTTATTGAAAAAGGAGAGAAACAGCGTGCATCCATTTGAGCAAACCGTCAGGCAATGGACAAAAGCAATCAAGGGGTACGTCCGCGAAAGCCGACCGCTGCCGACCGTCCTCACCCCGCTTGAGCAGCGCTTGCTGGACCTGCTGCGTGAAAATACGGCGCCGATCCGAGGCATGAAGACAAGCATTGCCGCCGAAAAATTGGGACTGGCGGTGCGTGACTTGCACAATGCGATGCGCCGCCTCTCTTTATACAAGCTGATTTATTTCAACAGCGGGACCGGATCGGGAGAACCAAGAAAGTGGATAGCGTACTGAGATGCCCGCTGTGCATTGCCAACAGCCCGCGATTCACCAAGTCGGCGCGCTGTTGCGAAGTGCGCAAACTGGCCGATGCGCCCAAGCACACGCGCACGGGCAGGTTTGATGCGCTGCGCAGCGAGCAGGGCAAGGAAGCGGCGAACCAGTTGATCGGCGAGGTCAATGCAGAATTGGCGGCACGCCGGGCGCGCAGGGCGCAGTTGGTTGAAGCGGCAATGAAAAATATTCGCAACATACTGGGGGTGGATAGTGGCATGCGTACCTGTTGCAAATAGCGTAGAAGTGCAAGAAATCATTCAGCAGGCAAAGGATGAAATGGCTGCTGATCGAAGAAGGGAGGCCGTCGAGTCGATGAAAATCCGGTTGGCCCGCCGCCCGTGGTGGCAAAAAGTATTTCCATTCAAAATCTCAATCACGAGGATCAAGCATGTTTGACGTTAAGCAAGTAGAAAAAGAAGCACGTAAGCAAATCGCCGACGAAAAAGCGGCCAGGGCAAAAAACTTGCTGGTCACGGCCTATCGCAAGCTGGATGCGGCCGAACAAGTCGTCAAGAACATCAACGCTGAAATTAGCGATCTGACTGCGAGCATTACCGATGGCTCTTTCGCAGCATAGGCACTGGGCGATGCAGAACCGACCCATCCCGGTGAACTTCGCCGGGTGGGAGTCGGACACCTACCGGCTTGGCCGCAACGGTTGGCAAATGGCCGTCGACCCGGACCCACGGCGCATACGCGATCGCTTCATGTTCCATCACAAAGAGGCTGGCGTCACGGCCACGGGATTTTTGAACGAGCCGTTCCGCTTCATGAACCAGGGGCGCTTTGGCAGCCTGATGGAAGATATTTCGCGGGAGGACGGCCATATCGAAATTTGCAGTATCGCCACGGTGGGAAACTTTCATTTCCGCAGAATGGATGTAAACTTGTCGCGGGCCTACCTTGCCGATACCGAGCCGGTCGCAGTCGATGTGACGGAGGGCGAATTGCACAGCTTGCCGCTGTTCGCTGAACTGTTCGCCGGCCGGCCGGAAACGCAGGAATTGATCGTAGAGCCGGAAGATGTGCAGCAGTTGTTAGACAAGATCGTTCGCATGCAAGCGCCAGGAATGCGGGAAATCCGCGCACGGGACCGCAAGCGCGAAGAACGGGAGCCGGCCAACAAGCAGGTTCACGCACAAATCATTACTTTAAAAGCAGCATAGAGAGGGCATCAACAATGATGGCATTGGTTCACGATCCGCGCGTATTCAATTATTTGATCCTTGGGCTGTCGGGGATGGCGGTGGTGCGGTTGGCGTGTGCAGGCGACTGGTGGCAGGCTGCTTACTGGGCGGGCGCGGTCATCGTCAATTCCGCTGTGACGTTCAGGCCATGAGCAAGGTTGCTCGCTGGACGTTGGGGAAACCGTTTGATTGTGGTATATGCTGTATCAATCTATTGAGGAAGCACGCATGAAATCAGTAGTAGTTGTTGTTATCGGGTTCGTCGTCGGGTCGCTGTACGGAAATTACGATGGCGACCAGATGACGGTTAGGAATTGCGCAGCCAGGAACTATGCGCGCATGGCAGGCGGCAGCACGATCAAGTGTGAAGTGGTGGCAACTCACCCATGACATCCAAAATGTCCGCGCTTCAGGCCATGCGCGAAGTTCTGGCCGCTGCGACGATGCCGCATGATTGTCACGCAATGGCGGCGAAGTTGCGCAAGAGAGGCTTGCATTTCCAGGGAGCGGAACTGTACCCGTGGCTGTGCGGCATGGTGCGGATCGGCGAAGCCTGCTCGCGCACTGTTCCAGACGGCAAGTTTGAAACGATAGTCGTGTTTGAAAAACCAATTACAGCGGAGGGTAACAAATAATGAGGGGTGGAAAGCGAGAGGGAGCCGGGCGGCCGACCCTGCCTGAATCGGCCAAGAAAATAGGCATCTTAGTCAAGTTGCCGCCTTGGTTGATCAAGTGGATGGACGAACAAAAGACAACAAAAGGTCGCGCGGTGCTGATCGAGGAAGCGCTGTGCAAGGCACACAAATTGAAACCGCCTGGGGGTGATAATGACTGATGTTTGTACGGAATGCGCATGAGCGACATGATCGACATGTACCGGGACATGAAGCAAATCGACAAGGAACGACGCGCGGAGAGCCGGGAGAGCGCGCCGGATCAGCTTCGGGCGCATGGCATCCAGTTCACCGAGCATAACGGTGGCGCGCACTTGATTATCCTCAAGGGTATCGTCACTGTCGATTACTGGCCCGGTACCGGAAAATGGATTTCCCGTAGCAAGGGTTGCATGGGCGGCGGGCGTGGATTTGCGGAGTTGGCCGAATTTCTTGGAATTAAAACAAATGAAAATTGAAACCGCTATACGCCACGCGAATGAGGTTGCGCGCCGGGTGCGGGAGGTAAATGGTTTGCTGGCCACGCCGCTTTGTCGCCATGAAGCGGTAAGGATTCGTCGTATTTGGGTGTTTGGTTCAACTGTGAAAGGGAGCAACACGCCAAACGATCCTGATTTGCTGATCGATATTGAGGAGGCGGGGCGGATATTTACCGCAAAACAGACAAAGATCGATAAGCAATATTTCCGGCGATATAGCATGCGGCGCGCTCCATGCACGATCAATGAGGCATTGAAATGGCTTACCAAAGGTATGAAAATGGTTAGCCGGCATACCTTGCGCAATGAAGCTGCCGACATTGATGTGAAGGTGTTGATTTACCCGCGCAACGACCTTTCAAAATTTATTTGAAAAAGGCTGATCGATTTGCTGAAACCGTAGCTACAATCCCGCGCATTAACTGGGGGTAGCATGGAACAGACGAAAGCAAAGAGGGGTGGCAACGAGCTTGCAGATAAAGTTGCAGCTTGTTGTCAAGCGTGGGCGGCATGGTGCAGAACACGCGAGTTTTATATGAAACCGGGTGGCGTCAATCTGTTGGCACGCCTTCAGGGACAGTCTCCACCTGAGAAGGGCGACCCGATACGTACCGGGTTGCCGCCCAATGCGCGCAACGATCCGTTCATGCAGCACTTCAATGGTGCGGTGCATGCGTGCAAGGATATGGAGAAGTATCGCAAGTGCTTCAAGGCATTTGATCACTTTTACAATCCGAAAAATTATCCCAACCATCAACTTGTCAAGCAAATAGTCGCGGAGTTGGGAATCGGCACACGCACGTATTACGACTACGTTGAGCGCTTTGGCAAGGCTGCGTATTTGCTTGCGCCGTCGATCCAGCGCGCATCGGAAAGAATGTTCTCAATTCCGACCAGAGAAATTGTCTCAGATCGCAGATAGTGCCTTTGTTGCGCTAAAAAGGGCAGTTTGTCTAAGCTGCTGATACAATCTTCACCGCAGTAAATTGCCCAATAAGGAGAAAATTATGTCAAATCTTGAGTCCGCCAAGGCGGCTATTCAAGCGGAGTTGTCACATGCAAAAGAGGGACTCGCATACTATCATTCGCGTATCGAGTCGTTGGAAAAGATGCTCACGCAACTAGCGAGCGTCGGTGGTTCAAGCGAAATGCCAACCGAATTACCTGTAACCCAGGTGAAGCGCGGACGTAAGCCAGGAGTTGCAAAAGCGGCCAAGCCCGCCAAGAAGAAGGCGGGCAAGGGATCGTCCGGTGGAAGCGACTTGCCGTTTACCGGAGGTGACTTTTGGCCGAATCTGGTCCTTGATACGCCTCGGTCTGGATCGGATATCTTGAAAGCAGCGATCGCATCGCTAGGATTTGCCCCGTCAAAATTGCAAGAGCAGAAACTGTTGGGCCGCATGACATTCGCATTGAATGCGTTGGTCAAGGCTAAGAAAATTCAGGATTCCGGCAGAGGTAGAGAACGTCGTTTCTTCAAAGCGTAATTTGCAAAAAAGACAACTATGGTGTTGCATTATATCGATTCTTTGAAGGTTGCGGTGGAAATTAATGTGCGGGAAAACCCGCACGTTTTAGTTCAATACTTTCCCGCACGTTTCAGGCAAAATTCAGTCCTTAATCAGTAGATTGAAAAATTGAGTCCAAAGAAAGCCCCGCCTAAAAACGGGGCTTTTTTGCATTTCGGCTACTGATTTCGACCGTCGATCCATTCGGATCACAAATCACATAAAGGCAATACCATGAATATTCAAGAAACTATCGCAGCAGACCAAGCAACCGTCACGGCCGATCAAGCGGCGTTGGACACGGCTACCGCAACGCTGACCGCCGACCAAGCAAAACTCGCTGCGGTTCAACCTCATTTGGATTTGCTGGACAAACTGGAAGCGGACATCGCAGCAGTCGAGGCCGGCGCGGACGCGACTTTGACCGCCGCCTACGACACCATCAAAGCGTCGATCGAGCCGTTCATTGCGCAGATGCGCGCCCTGTTCACTTCGTAAATCCAATTGCGGCTTGCGGGACGCTGCAAGCCGCATTCAACTCACAGGGAGCAATCGTGTTCAAAGACTTTTGGAAGAAAATTCAATCGATCCTGACTGGCGACAAGTCGGTTGATGTCGTGATTGGCAAGCTCCACAGCGTGCGGGACGAACTGCATGAGTGCGCCGAGCATCATACCGACGTTGCGGCATTCCATGCGGAAGTCGCCGACGCCGCCACGGAATCTCAGCAACTAGCATTAGATGAGGCGGCTAAGGCGACCAAAGTGGCCGACAACATCGGGCAACTGGTCGGCTAAAGTAAATGGAGTGGCAGAGCAGGTATTGCAGCCGATTAACGCGGCCAAATTTGTGGGGTCGAGTCCCACCTCCAGCAAATGGCCCGAAATCGGAATCCCGGTTTCGTGCCTTGTCTTTTCAAGCATGACGGTTGCAGACGCCAACAGTGGCTACCGCAGGCAGCGTACTCACGGTAGCAGCCGTCAACCTTGAGGGTGACAGCGCCAATCGACTGATCGACGATCCAGGTCGTGCGGATTCCCTCACTCTTTTCTCCCACGCGCCAGCAATGGCGCTTTGCCCCGGCCCAGCGATGCGCCGGGGCTTTTTTTTGAATAGTCCATCGCAGTAGTTGATGGCAATGATGCCGATTCATTTCGGCAGGACGCAAAACCGCATGAACCCGTTTCCCAAAACTCGCCTCACAAGTAGCCCGGTCACGGCGCCGCTCCGGTACAAGAAGCAATTAAAACCGCTTTCGCCGCCGCGCGCCGAACCATTGACCATCTATTCCGCGCGCAACCCGGCCATGCCGTGGCTTGCCGCCGCAATCGATGGCGACACAGGCGACGAAGACTGGTCCAGGACATGGGTGCGTGCCGGCGCAGGCGTCGAAGTCCGCAACTAGCGCCAGAGCCGCGCGACGTATCGGCAAACGCAGTCACCACCAAACAGCGCCACCAGGCGCGCAACAAGGGTACGTATGCACCAATCAGTATTGCAAGCTCCAACCGCCGCAGCCGTCGATCCGGTCATCTTCCAAGCGGAAGACCACGACCCGGAAGTCACTGCGGCGGTAAATGCCGTGATCGAGGCGGCGAAAGCCAGGAAGCAGACGATCGACGTCGGCCCGGAATTGATGGCATCGCTGTACGCCTACGTCAAAGACAACAACGTCCGCCCGCAGATCGTCAAATCCAGGTCGCAGGCCAAGCGCATGACGGCCAAAGACCCGGACGGCTATCGCTGGAAGGTGGGTGAGCGCTATTTCATGGTCGTCGCAGCAAAGGGCGCGCCGACATGACTTCGGTTCATTTCTCGTCGGCCACGCCGGAGTGGTCAACGCCAATATCGGTTTTCGATGCACTCAATGCCGAGTTCAAGTTCACCCTCGATCCGTGCGCCACGCATGAAAGCGCGAAATGCAAAAAGTATTTCACCCGCAAGGAAGATGGCTTGGCGCAAAGCTGGAGCGGCGAGATTGTATTCATGAACCCGCCGTATGGCAGCGAAATCAAGAAATGGATGCGCAAGGCATACGAATCTTCCTGCCAGGATGGAGCGACCGTCGTTTGCCTTATCCCTACGCGCACCGATACGGCGTGGTGGCATGACTACGCAGCAAAAGGGGAAATCCGGTTCATTCGCGGTCGCCTCAAATTCGGCGGCGCAGCGCAGCCAGCGCCATTTCCTTCCGCCGTGGTGGTTTTCAGGGGAAAGCAAGGCTGATGCAGCGCATCGGCCAAGCATTTGCAATTGCACCGGGATTTAGTTACAGCCGAAAGGAGAAAGCAGTCAATGAGCAAGGACGCCAAGCAAAAGCCGGATATCGACTGGATCGCCATCGAGCGCGAATACCGCGCCGGCATCAAGTCGGTGCGCGCCCTTGCATCCGAGTTCGGCGTGACCGAAGGCGCGATCCGCAAGCGTGCAAGGAAGGACGATTGGCAGCGCGACCTTGCGCCGAAGATCAGGGCGAAGGCCGACGATCTGGTACGCACTGCAACGGTACGCAGCGTGGTACGCACAGAAAACGCTATCTCGGAGCGCGTACTGGTCGAGGTCAATGCGCAGGTTCAGACCGACATCATTCTGTCCCATCGCAAGGATATCCAGCGCGCTCGCAAGGTGACGATGAGCCTGCTTTCCGAGTTGGAGCATCAGACCGACAATCTCGATCTGTACGACCAATTGGCCGATTTGTTGTTCGCTCCCGAGGAAAGCGGCGCGGACAAGCGCAACGAACTGTTCAACAAGGTAATCAGCCTGTCGGGCCGGTCGTCGACCATGAAGACGCTGGCCGATTCGCTGAAGTCGTTGATCGCTCTGGAGCGCGAAGCGTTTGGCGTCGACCAAAAGGACAATGGCAGCGAGAACGGCGTCGAAGCCGTACTGAAGCGCATCGCATTGGCCGATGGCCAGCAGTGACGCTTTAAAGGTCGCGGCGATTGAGCGGCTTCGCAACGATCAGGTATTGCACGCCAAGACGTGCATGTCGATTCTGGACAAGAACGGATCGAAAGTAGCGCTGGAGTTCAACAAGGCGCAGCTTTACATTCACAGCCGGATCGAGGCGCAACTTTCCGCGACCGGCAAGGTTCGGGCAATCATCCTGAAGAGTCGGCAACAAGGCGCTTCGACCTACATTGCCGACCGCTTCTATCATCGCACGTCGATGCACTTCGGCAAGTCCGCGTTCATCGTGGCGCATGAACAAAAGGCGACCGATAACCTCTTCAACATGGTGAAGCGGTATCACGAAAACAATCCCATCGCGCCGGCCACCAGCGCGACGAACGCCAAGGAACTGAAGTTTTCGATTCTCGACGGCGGCTACAAGCTGGCGACCGCCGGCTCGAAGGACGTGGGCCGCTCGAACACCGCGCAATTTCTGCACGGCTCCGAGTTTGCGTTTTGGGATAACCCGGAACTGCACTTCGCCGGTCTGGGCAACACGATTTCGGACAATCCGGGCACAGAAATCATTCTGGAATCGACGGCCAACGGCATCGGCAACAAGTTTCACAAGCTGTGGCAGGACGCGGAAGCCGGCATCGGCGAATACATCGCCATTTTCGTGCCGTGGTTCTGGCAAGACGAGTATCGCGCGGTCATCCCCAAGGATTTCGCGCTGTCGCAAGACGATCGCTTGTACATGGACGCTTACGACCTCGATCTGAGCCAAATGGTCTGGCGGCGCAACAAGATTCAGACCTACGGCCAAGGTTTCGAGTGGCTTTTCGACCAGGAATACCCGGCCACGCCGAATCTGGCCTTCAGGACGGCGACGAACGACCCGCTGATTAGCCCGACCACGGTGATGGCGGCGGTCAACAGCCTCTTTCGAGAAAAAACCGGCGCATTCATCATCGCCTGCGACCCGGCAGAGTACGGCGCCGACCGCACGGCGATCGCTTTCCGGCATGGCCGCACGGTATTTCGGATCGAGTACCACGAAAAGAAAGGCCCGATGGAGGTTGCCGGCTTGCTGGCAGCTTACTGGAAAGAATTCCAGCCTGACGCCATGTTCATCGACAAGATCGGCATCGGCTCCGGCATCTTCGACCGCCTGCTGGAGTTGAACATCCCGGTAATCGGGGTCAACTCGGCGACCAGGGCGGAAAGCGCCGACCTGTACGCCAACAAGCGCGCGGAAATCTGGTACCGCATGAAGGAATGGCTCGAAGACCAGCCGTGCCGCTTGCCGAACGACAGTGCATTGATCGCGGACATATCGGCGGCGGGCTACAGGTATGCATCCAATGGCACGCGCTTGATGGAGTCGAAGGAATCCATGAAGGCGCGCGGCATTCGTTCACCGGACGGCGGCGATGCCATTGCACTGACCTTCGCAGAAAACGTCGCATCCAAGGCGGTGCGCGAAGATCGCATGCACCGACGCACCCAACAGCAAGCGCCTTCCCGCGCCGGCTATTAACCAATCAAGGCAGCCATGCAGAACCCGCACGACCAGCAGCACAAGGACTACGAAGCGCACGCCCGCAAGATTTGGGGCCATGACGCGAACCCGTTGAATGCCGACGCCAACGCTGCACAGGCGCTTGTGCCAGCCGTGACGATCATTGCCGACGCAGCCGCAGCGCCCGCACAGGGAGACGACCACGGATCGGCAAGCGAGATTGATAACACCGTGCCGACCACCAGCACCGCGCCGGCTGTCAAGGATGGCAAGACGCAGGCGGCGATACCGGCAGTCAAGCCGGGAGCATTGCCAATGGTCGATATCGGCGCTGGCAAATCGCTACAGGCGGGCATCGGCACTGCGGGCAACGAAGAACTGACGCCGGAAAGCGCCTACCGCAAGGCATGGGCTGCGACCGGAAACTAAAGCATCCAGGCAAGCGAAAGCAAGACAGACAAGCCCCTACCAAGGGGCTTTTTTTATAGGCAGCACATGACCGACCAGCAGCAACAAGCGCAAAACGAATACGTCGCGGCAGCAGAGGCCGGAATGAACTCCGACACCATCACGCCCTACGTCGCCATCGATGCGCTGGGCGGCATGCTGATCGGCGAGTTCCGGCGCGCCGAGATTGACCGCTTGCCGACCGAGCAGCGCTGGCTGCGCGACTTGCGCCAGTATCGCGGCGTGTACGACCCGGAAGTCGAAGCCTTGATCGGCAAGAACCGTTCCAAGTCGTTCAACCGCGCCACGCGCGTCAAGGTCAAGACGGTCGATGCCCGTGTTGCCGACTT